CATCTAACACTAATCTTGATAATGTACAATTTTTTGAAAACAAAGTTGAGTCCTTATCGACCACTATATCAAATTCGACAGCTATAACAAATTTAAATGTAAGAAATAATTATTTAAAAAATTTACCTCAATTACCAATGTCTATAGTAACTTTAGATGTTAGAGAAAATGGGCATTTAACTGACACCAATTTAGTAATGAGTGGATTATGTAATACATTACCTAACCAATTAAGAACTTTATACCTTGGTAACACCAGCTCAAATAAATTCACTACTTATAATAAGAATTGTAAATTTACGAATTATTTTACAACTGGAACCACATTAAATCCAAAAAGACCTTTGAATTATTTGTCGAATACTCTTTTGGAAAGTTTTATTGCACCTCAGTGCGGAATAACTGAGTTAAGATTACCATTCCCATCAACTATACGGACAATAGATTTATTTAACAACCAATCCTCCTTAGATACGGCAATTGGATATGAGGAGGCCGGATTAAATAATATCAGCACTTTTGATTTTTCATTATGCTCGAGTGCTACAAGTGTTAGATTAGATAAAAATATATTCTTAACTGGAATTACAAATTTAACTGCTTGTACCAATATACAAACGTTAAATTTAAGTCAAACAAGTCCTACAAATATGCAAAGTATTGTAGGAAACGCTTTAGGATTTTCTCAAAATAAATCTTTATTAAGTCTCAATCTTAATAGTTTATTAACTAATAATCTTCCAGGACTCTCAAGTTTTAGTTTTTCAGGATTAACCGGAAACGGAGTAACCATAACTATTAGACAGTCAGGTTTAAACAGTTCAACAATTGATAGTATAATTAATAACCTATACACCAATTATTTTAATACAACGACTAACACTAGAACTGTAAGTCTTTGGACTATTAATTTTAGTAATACACAAAGTGTTGCCATAACATCCTCAAATTGTAATAGAACTAACATTTCTAATACGGCTTTTAATGCTCTTACAAGTACTGCAACTCCTGGAGCTTGGACTATAAATCTTTGCGGTGCAGGAGGACCCTGCAGAACTACAGGTTGTTAATATTTATATTTAAGAATGAATAAACTATTATTTAACTAATGGAAAATAACAAACTGACAGTTTGGCAAAGATTATCTCAAGCATTTGGACCTAACTCATTGTTGGGTCAAGATTATCCTACTTATAAGTACGATAAGAAAGAATTACTTAGAACTACATCCAAACAAGAATACGAAAGAGAAAAGTTACAAGCTCAACAAAACTACTATCTTGCAAATCAATGGTCAAAAATTGAGCATAACCTATATACTCAAGCAGTATATTATGAACCAACAAGACTTTCGTCATTCTATGATTATGAATCAATGGAGTTTACTCCTGAAATTGGAGCTGCTTTGGATATATACGCTGAGGAATCTACCACAATAAATCAAGATGGATTTATGCTTCAAATTTATTCTGAATCAAGAAGAATAAAATCAATACTCGCCGACCTGTTCAACAACAATCTTGATATTAATACCAACCTTCCGATGTGGACAAGAAACACTTGTAAGTATGGTGATAATTTTGTTTATTTAAAACTCGACCCTGAAAAAGGAATTACAGGTTGTATGCAATTACCAATCATTGAAATTGAAAGATTGGAAGCCGGTATGGGAGGGAAGGCTTCAGACCCTGAAACAAACCCAACAAAAAAACACACAAAATTTAAGTGGAAACAAAAAGATTTGGAGTTTAACACTTGGGAAGTTGCTCACTTTAGATTACTTGGAGACGATAGAAGATTACCTTATGGTACATCTATGCTTGAAAAGGCAAGACGAATTTGGAAACAACTTCTTTTATCTGAGGACGCTATGTTAATATACAGAACATCAAGGGCCCCCGAAAGAAGAATATTTAAAGTATTTGTTGGAAATATGGATGATGCTGATGTTGAACCATATATCCAAAGATTTGCAAATAAATTTAAGAGGGACCAAGTTGTTGACCATAAAACAGGTAATGTGGACATGAGATTTAATCAAATGGCTGTTGACCAAGATTATTTTGTTCCTGTTCGTGACCCAGCTCAAGCTTCCCCAATTGAGACATTAGCTGGTGCTCAGAACCTGTCAGAAATCGCCGACATCGAATATATCCAAAAGAAACTTTTAACCGCACTTCGTGTACCAAAAGCCTTTCTTGGATTTGAGGAAACCGTAGGAGATGGAAAAAATCTATCACTTCAGGATATTCGTTTTGCAAGAACAATTAATCGTATTCAAAAGAATATGATACAAGAATTAAATAAAATTGCAATTATACACTTGTTCATATTAGGTTTTGAGGAAGAGATTGGAAACTTTACACTATCTCTTACAAATCCTTCGACTCAAGCTGACCTTCTTAGAATTGATGTATGGAAAGAAAAAATTCTTTTGTACAAAGATTTGGTTGCAGACCCTGGTTCAGGTATTGCCGCAGTTTCACAATCTTGGGCAAAGAAACATATTCTTGGATTTAGTGACGAAGAAATTAAACTCGACCTCCAACAACAAAGAATTGAAAGAGCTGTTGGTGAGGAATTAAAGAAAACTGCCGAAGTTATTACCCATACAGGATTATTCGATAATTTGGATAAACTATATGGTAAAAAAGAAGGAGAACCTGCTGGAGTTCCATCTGAAGGAGGAGCACCTCCCGAAGAAGCAGGTGGCGGATTACCGGCGCCGGCTGGTGAATCTCCATTACCACCTCCAGGTCCTGAACCCGGAGGAGAGGCAGGAGTGACTCCTGAATCTGTAGTTAAAGACATGAACATTTTACTTGAAAGTGATTTAATTGATGATGATGAAATGATTGATTTATCAAAGGCTAGAAAATCTTTAAATGAAATAGAGAATAAATTAAACTCCTTATTAAAAGATTGATATTTATAAATAAAAATTAAAATGAAATTCGGAGAAATTAAAACATTAGTTGAGAACAAACTCATTAAATCTTTTGCCGAAAAAAATCTCGACAAGGACATGAAGTTTTTCAAGAACACAATTTTGGAAGATAAATCTTTTAAAAGACTTTATTTTATTTATGATACTTTAAATGAAAATAAGGGACTTGACAAAGAGACTGCAATTTATATGGTAGATGATTTAGTTAATGAGGCTAAATCTTTAAAAATATCAGATAAAATTACAAAAAAGATAGAAAAATGGACTAAGTCAGTCATAAATGAAAATCAATATTCAAAAGTTGATGATTTAATTTATGGGGACTCACTCGTACCTGAAAAAAAATCAATTGCCAAAAAAGAAATAATTGAATCTCTTACAAAAAAACCAATTGTAAAAGAATCAAAAAAAGTAGTTCCGATAAAAACTATGTTAAAGATTGCAAACAACACAGTTGAAAAAAAATTATCTGAACTTAACGAGTCTGATAGGGAAAAAGTTTTATCCCTATTAAAATCTGAACCTTCAGAAGAAGAATTTAACTCATTAAAAGAAAATACAATTTCTAAAATTGACCAATTAATTTCAGAATCTGATAATGAATTAAAAACAACACTTACTGAAACTAAAGAAAAAATAGCAAGTTCAAATTATTCCAAAAAGGAATTTATTAAACTTAATCAATTAAATCAGGGATTACTCCTCTGATTTTTTCTTTTGTTTATAAATGGCTTCTTTAATAATCTGACGTTTTACGTCAGATTTTTTTTTGTAAGTTTTTCTGTCTTGTAATTGAGATACAAGTTTTGTTTTAATTACTTTTGATTTGAATTGCTTAAGAGCGGAGTCAATATTACTTTTCTTAACTTCAATAATTAACATTTTTTTGACTATTATGTTTTTTTTATTAGATTTAATATATAAATAAATGGAAATGTTGCAAAGTTAATGAAAAAAGGCAAATCATGTGTGTTGAAGGGGTATAAAAATTTTAAAACTTCTTATGGAACGGTAGATTCAAAAAATTTAAAATCAATCTATATAAACATACAATCTTGGGTTGAACCAAAAATTTTCTCAGAGGATTGGACAAAACAAATATCGTATTTTAGTAAAATAGTAAAACAACTCCTTACTGACGTAATTGATAATTTTATATTTCTTTCAAAATTTATAGTAGACATGGATTTAAGGTCAAGTGGAATTACATTAGGTAAAAGGTCGTTCATGAACTTAGAAATAACACTTTTCACAAAAGAACATATTGATTTTAAATCAATAAAATTAAGAAATTCAGTAAAAGACATAATATCAAGTATTCAAAAAGAAATATTTAATAAGTCAGATATTTTTAATTTCCACCTTACAAAACTAGATAATTCATTAAATTTGCAAAGTGTTTAATATTTATAAAGAAAATATTAAATGCAAAATTTACGAATACTTGGCCCAAACGAATCAGGTAAGGGTATTTTAATTGAATATGATGCAGGTTATGTGTCACCAAATGAATTCTCTAATAACTTTATTTTAAAAGAGAACACAAATCTGTTAGACCATTCAAAACCTTTTGAATTCTATGCGGTATTACAGAAATACAATACACCAAATAGAAACGGTCGTGTCTATCCTGAAAAAATATTAAAAAGAGAGGCTGACAACTATATCAAAAATTATATTAAAAGAGGTACGGCTCTTTCTGAACTCAATCACCCTGAATCATCTTTGATTGACCTTGATAGAGTATCTCACATTATAACTGAAATGTGGTGGGATAAAAATGTTCTTCTTGGTAAACTAAGACTATTAACTTCACCAGGTTTTCACGAAAGAGGAATTGTATCAACTAAAGGCGACCAAGCGGCGAATCTTCTAAGACAAGGAGTTACTCTTGGAATTTCTTCAAGAGGGGTAGGCTCACTTGCAAAAAAAGGAGAACAAAATGAAGTTCAAGAAGATTTTGAACTAATCTGTTTTGACTTAGTGTCTTCCCCATCTACACCAGGTGCATATCTTTTCAAGGATGAAAAAGATAGATACAAGTACGAAGAGAACTTACAAGAAGAAAAAGAGTTAAAACAACAAAGAGAATTAGGCGGCTCACTTGATTTAATGAAAAAACTCACCGATTATTTATCAAAATAAATAATATGGACGAGAAATATTTTGTAGCAAAAATTACAACAGACATGCCTGACCCTGAGACAGGTAAGATTAAAAAATTAAGACAAGAAAAATTAGTTAAAGGTTACAGTCCAACTGATGTTGAAGCAAAAGTAACTAAGGTTTTTGAAAGTTACTCAGAGGATTGGAGAATTACAGCAATCGTCGAAAGTAAAATCGATGAAGTAATTGAATGATTAACTAAAAAACAAATTTAGAAAAAGGGACAATTTGTCCCTTTTTTTATTGCCAAAACTAAAAAAAAAATGTTTTTTAATAAAATGATATATTTATTAAAAAAAAGTATAAATGGCTGAAAAAAATTTAGTTGAAGAAACGTTAATCCAAATTCAGAATTTGGAGGAAGTTATCAATGAGAACGCAAAAGAAATACTTGCTTCTACTATGAAGGAAGAAATTAGCGAACTAGTAAAAGAGTCTATGAAAGATGAGACTAAAAAAGAATCTGAAGAAACCAATGAAGAAGTTACCGAAGCTGATGAAGATGAGTTCATGGCTATGGATGACGAAGAATCTGAAGAGGAAGACGAATCCGAGGATGAAGAATCTGAAGAGGAAGACGAATCTGAAGAAGACGAATTTATGGGTTTTGAAGATGAAGAAGAATCTGATTTTGATTCTGAAATGGGCACACAAAGTTTAGTGGATGAGCCCGATTCTGTTGTTATGGATGTATTCTTGAAAGCAGGTCCTGAAGATGAATTCATTGTCCAAAAAGATGGTGATTATCTTCATGTTACTGATAAATCAGCCGATAGAGAATACTTAGTCCAAACTGAAAGTGAAGAAGAATTTGAGTACGAACTCGAAGAAAGTTCAGACGAAGAAAATGAGTATGAACTTGAAGAGGGTGACGACAAAGAATTTGAATACGAACTTGAGGAGGACGAAAATGAAGAAGAACAAACAGAAGTAGTTTATGAACTTGAACTCGAAGAAGATGACAACGAAGAATTCGAATTCGAACTTGAGGAAGGTGACGAATATGAATTAGAAGAATCTTCTGACGAAGAAAATGAGTCATATAACCACATGATGGAATCAAAAAAAGCAAAGAAAATGGAAACCAAAGAGGGTATGAAGCCTAAAGTAGGTAAAGGTGCGAAAATTGGTTCTGCTAAAAAGTTTTCTTATAAAACATCTAAAGGTGGATTTAAAGAAGACATGAAACACGCGAGCCCAACTAAAGGTACTGGTAAACCAAAATTCGAATTTAAAGAAGGAGAAAAAATGGAGATGCCAAAGAAAAAAGAAGCTAAAGAGGCTTCACGTACTTACGGTATGGGTTGGAGAAAAGGAGCATTACCTAAAGGAGCTAGAACAGGTTCAAAAAAGGCAAGACAAGACGAGTCAGTAATGGACGAAGTTCAAATGCTTAGAACTAAAAATGAAGAATATAGAAAGGCACTTAATTTATTTAGAGATAAATTAAATGAAGTTGCAATCTTTAATTCAAACTTAGCTTACGCAACTCGTTTGTTTACCGAACACTCAACTTCTAAGCAAGAAAAAATTAATATTCTTAGAAGATTTGATTCGGCAGAAACTCTGAAGGAATCAAAAGCTTTATATAAAACAATTAAAGATGAACTTTCACAAGGTACAAAAGCGGCGCCAATTACTGAATCTATTGAAAGAGTAATTGACCGTGAACCACAATCAGGTTCAGCAATTAACTTGATTGAATCTAAGACATATGAGAATCCTCAGTTCCTTAGAATGA